GACCTGTAGACAATCGAGGAGATGTGCCTTATTATTGGTGTCCATGGTCTACAAGTAATAAATTCCCACAGTTTTCTCACATCTTAATGGAAAGAGAATCGGGTCCTTGCTCTCCATGGTTTGAATTTTTTCGGGAAATTGTTTATGATTTTCTTGATAAAAACCAATTGCCATATGGTGCTCCTGTTAGAGGTTGTCTTAACTTGACATATCATGTGCCAGGTTATAAGCATACAGACCCACATATAGATTATTTTGGAAAGCATTATGTTATTCTTTTATATTTGAATGATGCTGATGGCAATACAGTTATATTTGATGAAGAATATTCAGAAGGTAGAGAACCAAAGTATGATGTAGATACTTCCGATTTTAAAATTAAATATGAATCAATACCAAAGAAGGGAAAAATTATATGTTTTGATGGAAAATATTATCATGCTCTAGTCCCCACATCACCAGGAAACATAAGAAACGTTTGTGTATTCAATGTATTGTGTTGATTCCTGGATACATTTCTGTTATAAAAAAAGTTACCAAGTTAAATAAAGTTGTATATTAATTCACTATGAAAATTTTTCTCGACACTGCTGACATGTCTGAAATCGCTCATGCGGCTAGGACTGGTTTGATTGATGGGGTTACTACCAATCCAACGTTGATTCTTAGGAGTGGTAGGTCTCTTTCTGATGTTGCTGAAGACTTGATTGCATACTATCCTCAATTTGAGAGTATCTCTACTGAAGTAGTGGCAGATACTGCAGACGAAATGATTGAGCAGGCTGAAGAATTTATTGCTCTAGGAGAAGCAATCACTATTAAACTCCCTTGCACAGTTGAGGGATTGATTGCTTGTAAAGCCTTATATCATAAGGGTGTTAAGACAAATGTGACATTAATATTCTCCGTCGCGCAGGCATTACTCGCAGCGAAAGCAGGAGCAACTTATGTTTCTCCTTTTGTGGGACGCTGTAATGATAATTCTTTTAGTGGTGTAGAACTTGTGCGAGCAATTTCAATTGCATATAGGTCTCAAGGAATGTCCACTAACATTCTGGCAGCATCTCTTCGTGATGTCCATCATGTCTCTAGGTGCTATGCTTATGGCGCTGATGTCACTACACTCCCTCCAAAAGTATTTTGGGCAATGTATGACCATGTGTTGACTCGCGATGGTCTGGACCGCTTCCAGAAGGACTGGGAGGATGCAAAGCAACATGTTGTTTCCTGAATATATTACTAAAAAACAATGCCAGGAGATGATTGACGATGCAATACGAAAGCATAATCGTAACGCTGGAATTATTAGTATGTGTGTTGGTTGGGTTGTTCTCGCACTTTTTGCTGAGGGTCTTCTTCGACTCATTGGAATAATCCCACCACTATTACCATGGTTAAAAATCAATTTATAGGAAAATTATGAAAGTTGGAATGATTGGACTTGGACGGATGGGAGAAGGCATGTCTCGCCGTTTAATTGCTGCAGGACATACAGTGCATGGATATCGAAATAATTATGTAAAGGCTGAAGAGCAGTATGAAAAAGGATACTTCAGTGGAGTCACAACCTCTATTGAAAATCTTGCTTATGTAGTTAAAACAAAAGAATTGTATGGGGAGAAGTCTGGAGAAACTATTCAATTCCCTCAACCAGGGGTATTCATGATGGTGGTCCCAGCAGAATCAGTAGAGGATACTATCAATGAGTTACTACGATTTTGTCGTGAAGGAGATATTATTATCGATCATGGCAATAGCAATTTTAAGGACAGTCGGAGACGGGCAGAGCGTCTTGCAAAACTGGGCATCGCGTATATTGATTGTGGCACTAGTGGTGGTGTTTATGGTCTGGAGCGTGGATACTGTCTTATGGTTGGTGGCGGAAGTCATGCAGTCGATACCTGCCGTCCAGTCTTTGATGCACTCGCACCAGGCATTGATGCAGCCCCACGCACAGGGAATGATTCCTATGTAATGTATCCAGAAGAATTTGGATGGATGTATTGTGGAGAGTCTGGTGCAGGTCACTTTGTAAAAATGGTGCATAATGGGATTGAATATGGAATCATGCAAGCATATGCAGAAGGATTTAACATTATCCACGAAGCAAATGCAGGTGCTAAGTATGTCAAAGCAGGAGATGCAGAAGTCGCCCCGATGGATTGTCCAGAAGATTATTGTTATGACATTGACGTTGCTAAAGTGGCTGAGTGTTGGCGTAGGGGTAGCGTGGTTGGCAGTTGGTTACTTGACCTTACCGCTAATGTTTTACGCAGCGATAGAGAGCTTAGCAAATTCGATGGGGGAGTATCAGACAGTGGTGAGGGTCGTTGGACTGTCCACGCTGCTGTGGATCTTGGCGTACCCGCTCCTGTCATCAGCAGTGCGTTGTTTGCACGTTTTGAGTCGCGCCGTCTTGGTGCTTTCACTGCCAAGGTTCTGAATGGTATGCGAGCAATGTTTGGAGGACATGATGTCCGTTAATGTAGAAGCACCAACCGATGAGAAGGTAGACAAATGGGGGTTTACTATTAAACCTCCTATTAGTGATGACCTACTAATTCTCAGGTGTCTACAGAATGCTCCTTGTGGGTCTGACAAGAAACAAGTTGCTCGCCTTTGTCGTGTTATCGAAGCAAAACTTGCATCTCCTACAGGACTTGCTAATATATTTCCACAACCCTCCCCAGACTCATGACCCTAGCACATGTCTTACTTTTCGGATCACTACCCTTTATATGTGCCACCGCATATTTCGGGTACAGAAAAGGTGAGAATAACTATTACGAAACTGACGCCTACTCAGGAAATGGAACAGCGCATTAGAATGAGATTTGCATTTGCCATGTCTTCCTTTGGTAGAATGTTTAAACCATCTGGTATCACTATAGAAATGAGAGATATATGTAGAGAGTGGTCTGAAGACATTGATAAAATTCCTCCTGGTAAGGATTTGTATCAAGTTGATAGATACTTCTTAGAGTTATGGAAAAATAAGAATGAATCTCAAGAAACAGATTAAAAAATTGAAAAATGAAAATCTCAATTTACAATTAGAAAACATGAGATTGCGTATCAAAATCCAGGAATTAACTTGTAATGAATGGGTACATCCCAGATCTTGTTTACATAATGATGACCCATGGAAACATTTAGCAGGTTAAAAAATGAAACACGTTATCTTTTCTAGTCTACTTTTATTTTGTTGTATACTATTAAGTATAACGTGGAGTATAAACAATGCATATTCAGTCTGAATTTGGAATCATTATTCTTTATTGTTTCTTTGGTTTATTTCTTTTTGTGCTTTCAGTTATTCAAGAATGATTTATGTAGCGATATATAAATACGGTTGAGAGCATTTAACATAAATGAAACCACTAGTATTATTTGCTTGCTTTACACCACTGGTTATTATTTTTTTAGTAATGAAACTAGTGGTCTGGGTCTCTGCTGTAAATTCCGAAACTGATTATGTCAGGAAAGAACCTTTACGAAAACGAGGACCCTACGTGGACAATCCATATGAGGATGTTGACGAGGAGGAAGAGGAATTTACAGATCGCACAGACTATCGATGATGCTTTGTCTGAGTGGTATTCTGAGCAAGGTCGCCCTGTCCCTCAATGGAAACGAAAAGACCCACAATGGTGGATTGATTACTTAAATGAATTGGGAATAGACCATACAAATCCATGATAATATTAGATAATTACTTTGACGATCCGTCAATATACAGAGAGTATGCTCTCGCAAGAAAAGATTATGAGGGACCTGGACCAATAGATGGTTGGAGAGGATATCGGAGTAAAGAATTATCTATTGAGAATAAATTAGAAGGAGAAATACTTTCAAAGATTTATTCTACAGTTGAAGAAGCAACAGGAAGGACAATCGATAAGAGTGAAGTTTATTTTCATTGCACTCCGAAGAGAGTGATGGATGAGATAGATAATTTTCATGACATGAAATGGCATCAAGATCCATGTGATTTTGCTGGCATCATTTATCTCACGCCAGACCCACCAGAAAACACAGGGACATGCTTGCTTGACGAGTGTGTCCCTAACGTGTATAATAGACTACTAGCGTATTCTGGTGAGCATTTGCATGGACCAGACCATTTGTTTGGTGATAGTATAGATACTACTAGACTAACAATCACATTTTTTATTTGGAATAGTGACGGAGAATACAATAAAAACATGAAAAATATTACAGCGTATACTAGTCCTGGTTGCAGTCATTGCACAACCTTGAAGAAACTATTTGAAAGAGCAAAGGTAACTTATAATAATGTTACAGTGGGAGATGATATTAGTCGCGCTGCTTTTAGGCAGCAATTTCCTATGGCGGATGGGTTTCCATACGTTGTAATTGATGGTAAATCTATTGGTGGTTTGGTCGAGACTGCTAGATTATTCTTGGAAACAGGATTAGTAGAGCGGAAAAAGGAATGACATGTCAGATGAAATTTATTCTTTGGTGAATGGCGCTATTGATTTGGCAGTTACAGACCAACAATACAAATTAAATATCTATGTCTTTGCTAAGGCAGAGAAGATGAAGAGAAGAGACATGGTGTCTTTCCTTAAGAGTAGTTTGGTCTCTCAGATAAGAGACGAAGCAAAGCATCTTGATATGTATTTGCATGGAGGACCAGCAGACTTGACTGAATGCTATGGGTGGATGGGTAAAGTCCGTGCCACCAAGTATAGAGATTATCTTTATAAAATGATTGAGGATGCTGAGAGATATGAAAAAGAGCGAAGACCTGGAAGAAAACCTGGAAGTAAAAACAAAACAAAGACAGGAGTTTGAAATAAATAAAGGAGTGGAATTAATGCTTCGGGGGAAGAAAATAACAAGACCAAGGTCGGATATTATTTTTAGTAAAACAGTATCAATCTTCCGAAGACAATTCAAATTCACTTTGGAGATTGACAAAAACGAATCAACGGAGTAGACTAATGGAAGCAACAGCACCGTTTTTGTTTATCGCATTTTTCATTACAGTAGGTGCCTTCATC